ATATAGTTCAGCAGGGTATTATTAGCTCTCAGAACGAGGTTTTAAATAGTGTGCTTAGGTTTGCATCTAAGGCTCAAAAAACATTTAAGTATACTCACGTTCCAATGCAAATTCCTGCTCAGTCAAGGAACGCAATATCAAACCTTACTCTTTTGAACAGTTCTGGAGTTCCGATTCATAGGATACCTAATTTAATTAGCAAATCTCTTAATGAAATAATTAATAACGGCAAGTACATGGAACTTGCTAGAAAGTATGGCATTGAGACTACAACATTTTCTTCTGAAGAACTAGGAAGTATTGACAAACAACTTGCCCAATTGCAAAAAGATGAGGATGGAATGACTGGGTTCTTTGCTAAAACTAAATTAGCAATGGATCAGTTTAATGTCTTTGGTAGGATGTATCAAAAAACAGAGGTACTGTTTAAGATAGCAAAGCTTATTGATGGGGTAGAAAGGCTTGGTCTTTCAGAGGCAGAAGCAGCTATTAAAGCAAACGAAGCACTTCTTGATTACGGTAATGTTTCTCCTTTGCTTAGAACTTTAAGGTCTATGCCTCTTGGCTCTCCGTTTATAACATTTAATGCCAAGGCTCTAACTCAGATAATGAGAAATGTTAAAGAGCATCCTGTAGCAAACTTAAAGTTTATTGCATTGCCTTACCTGATGGCAGAGATGTTTATGGCGCAGTTTGATGACATTGATGATGAAGAGTTAGAGGCATTGAAGAAGTTTGTTCCTGAGTATGCCGAAGGAAATATGAATGTATTCTTCTTGCCATACAAGGATGATAACGGAAAATGGGTTGCGTTTGACATGAGTTATTTCCTGCCTTGGGGAGCTCACTACTCAATGATGAAGGACATTGCTAAGGGGGAGCTTGGCGAGGCTTGGAAAACTGTTGGAATCTTTGGCGGTCCTGTTCAAGGATTGATAAGCGGTATGCAGAACATTGATCCATTTACTGGGCAAGAGATATGGAATGAGTCTGATCCTACTTCACAACAGGCCCAAGACATTATGATGTTTATGGCTTCTTATATGCTTCCACCTATGATTCTTCCTAGAAACAAGTCTGGTGATATATCTGCAGGGGGCGGTCCTTTGTGGAAATCTGCGGCGGTTGCAGATCTTATCGAAGGAAACATAGGAAAGGATGGTCTTGCAAAGTACGGTTCAGTAGATGCTGCTTTGTCTTGGTTTGGTATAAATACCATTAAGATTGGACCTTATGAAATGCAGAACAAATACTACTGGAAGCAGCGAGAGATAGATGATATTATTTCTAGGGCTTACAAAGTATTACAAGATCCTAATCTTAGTCCAGCAAAGAGGCAAGATCTTTATGATGAGTATAGACTGCTTGCTTCTCAGAAGTATCTTGAATTACAAAAGTGGTCTGAAGCAGCAAGCAAGGTTCCTTTATGAACTACGTTGAAGTAGAGTGGGTTGATATAATATCAACTGCCGGGTGGGAAAAGTCTGAAGAAACAACAATGCCAATCTTTTGGTCGTATGGATATTTAATTAATCATGACCATGAAGAAGTCCGTATTGCCACGACCAAAGATGAGAAAGGTGAATGGTTTGGGTTTACTGTTATGCCTATTGGATGTGTTAGAAAAATAACCCCCCTTGTTACAGGGGGGAAACAGGGATCAATTAAAAAGCCAGAGGCCAAAGCCAGAAAGAAGGATATATCCTAAATAAAATAATATTATTTTAAATATATCACTTGCCATTTCTTGTATTCCATTGATTGATTGCTTTATTCTTATCTTCTTTATCGTCTGGAACATAGGTAAAAGATGTAGCACACTCTGGACATCCAACAACAAATGTGCTAATTACAGCCTCTGTTCCACAAAATGGACATGGCTTTAGATTCATAGGTAATCCCTCAATAGTTTGCGCTGAGTTACAGCGTGTATTTCATCGTAGTATCCTTCTCCATCTAGTCCGTTTAAAGTTACCACTCCTCTCCACCAGTTATATTCAGTATCACGACACCAGCTTTCTGAATAATGTGGGTGAGAGAAGCACCCCGCGCTTAGTCCAAAGATCTTTTGACCATCAGGACGTGTTTGTTCTGCATGATTATACAAGTGTGAATGTCCTTGCACCGCTGAGCAGTGCAGTTTAGAAACCAGTTGATGGCCAATGTGTGCTGAGCTGATTGGCCTTCCCGCCACCCCAGATGTGAAGTAGTGAGAGAATGATATTCCCTCTAGAGATAAGCATCCTTTGAAAGGGGTAATCTTCCAACCATACTTTTCGTATTGTAGATCCTTCATAGATATGGCACCATCTAGTTCTGGAGCTGAGTTAATTGCTCTATCAATACGATCCTCATGATTGCCTAAGCACATATGCATCTTAGGTTTGTACTGCTTTTCCTTTCGTTTTCTTTTTAGATCATTATGCTTTTTGATTGGAGCAAACATCTTGTCTTGTCCATCAAGAGCAGCATCTATATCTTTCTTATATCTCCTTCCTTCAAAACCCTTGGTTCCTTTATCGTATGAAGAGAGACTAGGCATGTCTGCAAAGTCTCCCAAGCATACGATTATGTCAGGCTTCTGAGCAACTATGTAGTTACCTAGCGCCGTAAACCTGTCGCTATCGTATCCCGGAGCAGCATGTGCATCCGGAATGATTAGCATATTTTTCCTTTGTCCCTTCATATTTATCTCCCATTAGATTCCACAAACTCCACTTAAACATTGTTCTTCAGAGTTGTCTTCGTAAATAACACCGCGTTTGGCATGAGCCTCTTCGTAAGGTACAGAAGTAATAGGCTGACCACCGCGAGCACCATCTGGATAGACAGTTAATCCACGCAAACCATGAGCATACTTAGCGATAGTACCTGCATACTTTAGTACCGTGTCTTCATTGTTAAGATCAGATCCCCAAGCGGGAAGATTAAGTGTACTGCTGATTGCATGATCAACATACTTTTGCAGTTCAAACTGGAACTTAATCCTGCGCTCTGGATCTTCTGCTAAATCAACAGCAGATTCAATTGAGTTAGGATTAATACCAGAATCAATTAGGGCTTGGGCTGTACCGTCAACAACAAACTGATGCTTCCATTTGGTTCCGTCTGTAAGATAGCGCCTGCGGTATGCCACGGCGTAGATCGGCTCCACTCCAGAGGTAGTTCCTGCGAGGATGCTAATTGTCCCTGTTGGAGCAATAGCTCTGTATCCTTTAGGACGTTGCAGAAAAAGCCTGTCACAATGAGCATCAGCGGATCGTTTGCTTTCTGATTCATATACTTTCATCCATTGTTTTAGTTCATCTGTCATTTCATATTTGTGATTTCTTTTGAGCAGCCATTCATGCATGCCCATAAGACCAAGACCAATACGACTGTTTTGCCTTCTTACTTTTGCAATCTTTTCATACGGAACTTGCGCTCTAATAAGTCCGCATACCAAGAACTTACTAGCAAGACTAACGACATCACGAAACTCTTGAACCGAGTCAATGTTAGCAAGATTGACAGAGCCAAGATTGCATACATCACTGTCATCTTCAGACGTAATTTCTGTACAAGCATTGCGAAGCGTTTCATTTTGTTTATCACCGAAGTTAAACGAGAAGCCCGGCTCACCAGTCATCATAGCTTGTCGTACATTTTCCATATAGATAGGATTCATCTGGTCTTTTAACCACTCATCATCGTAGTTTAAAGAGATGTTCATCATATCTAGCGGAGCAGGAGCATTAAAGTCTGCCTTCTTTAGGTTAGCATAAGTTGTATCTCCTACCTGAATGTCTCCCCAGTTTTTAACTTTAAGTAACTGGGATGCATCTTCATGCTGCCAGTTCATGCTACCGTATAGCGCAGATCTGCGGCTACCACCTTGCATAACATTGCGACCTACCTCATTAAGAGTATACAGCAATGGAATAGGTCCAGATGCAACGCCACCTGTACGCTTTAGTCTACGACCAGATGGACGAGCAGCTGAGATATCTACACCAATACCACCGCCAGTCATAAGACAAGACATGGCACGTTGCGTAACGCCAGCCCATTCTTCTCTGGTATCTTCTTCAAGCCTAAGTAGATAGCAGTTGTTGTAGAACCTAGCATCTCGACCTGCATACCAAAGGTATCTACCACCGGGAATAAACTTAAAGTCTGATATATATTCAGCAAGTTGATCCCTTTCAGATTTATCCATCAATGGATTCTTTGTTCCATTGAAGTCACCGCATACACTATTTACTACAGCATGTGCCTTGTCACTCCAAGTTTCATACTCAGTAGATGCGTATTTGTTTTTAAATATATCTTCGCCTAGTTGTGTTTTAAATTTCATTTAACCTACCATTCTTTGATCATTAATACCTGTGCTACCAAAGCCACCTTCTCCACGAATTGAATGTTTAATTTCTCCTGTATTAATTACTGGCGATAAGTAAGAATGGAATACAAGTTGTGCAATCCTATCTCCTCGTTCGATATCAAAAGGAAGATGTCCAGTATTAAATAGAATTACTTTTACTTCTCCTTTATAGTCAGGGTCTATTGTTCCCGGAGAGTTAAGAACAAAGACTCCATGCTTTGCAGCAAGGCCGCTTCTACTTCTTACTTGAGCCTCGATACCAATTGGCATGTGCAATTTTATTCCAGTGCGAATAAGTTTTTTATCTAGAGGTCTGATGACCTCATCTTCTGCAGCGTACAGATCATACCCTACAGAAAACTCTGTGCCTTTATCTGGCGTTGCATATGCAATGTCCATTAGCTCAACTTTTATTTGATCGCTCATCGATATACCTTTTCTTTAGTTTGTTATCTTTAGCATACTTCATGTATTGTTGCAGAGTACATCCTGCGTGGTGCTTGAAACATTCTTCCCATGAGTTAAACTTAACGGGCTTTTGATCTTTTCCACGATATATGTCTCTTGCTAAGAAATATATTATTTCGTCGTATGGCTCTCCTTTAGAACGGTATGTCATCTGCCGAAACATCTCTGGCTATTGATGCCATCTCTGCCCTAGCACTTGCGGGCATTGGTTGGCTACCGCTTGATTGAACATCAACTTCTTTATAAGCATCTGGGCTATTGATCATTTGTAAAGTATATCCTTTGATATCAGTAGTATACTTTTCTACCCCTGACTTATCAGTATACTTTCTATAATCAATAGAACCCTCTACATATAGATTAGTTCCTTTGCCAACGTATGCATCAACAACCTCTGCTTGTTTGCCATAGAAGATTACGTTGTGCCAGTCTGCCTTTTTATATTCTCCGTAACCAGACTCAGTTACCATAGAAACTTGAGCCATCTTGCTACCGTTTTTTGTATCTCGGACAGTAGGCTCTTTCCATACGTTACCAAGCAGTATTACTTTATTAATTCCCTTCATTATTTTCTCCGTGTTTTTCTGGCCAATACTTCTTTACATTCTTCCAAACTTCTAGAGAAGATTTAAATATCATCCAGTATCTATCGAACTCTGATTTATCCCATTCATGAAATACAACAGTGCCG